GTCAATGTGTTCAAGTTCTAAAGGAAGTCGATTACCTCTCCACTGGTCACTTGTACCACACTCTTCACATTTATTGTTACGTTCGTGTAACAATCTTTTACGCAATGCACCTTGTGCCATTTCCTCGTAAGGTCGATTCCACGAATTTTTTAAATTTGCTACTTGTACTTTCTTTTGCTTGGCATTAAAATCATATTTTAAATTTTTCTTTGCTTGAAGCTGTTTTCTTTCGTCAGCTGTAAAATTAGCGTAAAATTCTAAATTAGATTTACTTTTTTTCTCATTTGTTTCTGCACTAAAATTTCTGCTATTAGCACAACTTCTACTACAGTACATTCCACCTTTTTCATGTGGCGTACTACATTTAGGACACAGTTTCATATCGAACCTCCAGTAGTATTTAGCAAATACATCCCTGGTTCAACATATTATTGTTTGGTGCCCCTTGATGGAATCAAACCACCGACTGATGCTTACAAGGCAACTGTTATGTCATTTAACTAAAGGGGCCTAACTATTACGCCAACTTACGTTCAGAAAGAATTTGGCTGAAACGATCTGCGCCAAAACTAGCTGCCCAAGCATCTGGCTTGACCATGGGAACAACATTACATGTACCTTTTATATATCCAATCGCTTGTGCTATGACACAATTTGATCCATGTAATTCATCCGGATTTAGATCCAAATGCACTTCAACATCACGATCCTCAAGTACATCTGCTAACTTTTGGAACAAGGCAGAAACCTTGTAAACCTCGTTCATTAAACGCATCGCCGGTTTGTTTCGGCGTTGATCATAGTCGCGTTCTCTAGTAACCTCACCAAAAATCCGGCAACCATGTTTGCCATCTATATGTACCACAACCACAGCGGCATAATCAGCAAACCAAGTGCCACGTATGTTAACACGTTCCGAGTCACAGCCTAGATAAATTTTAGTTTCTGGAGACTGTGCATCTATAAACGTTTTTAGTTCTACCACATCGATCTTTCTCATGCTTCATCTCCTTTTAAAATATTGGCGACGGATTACGGCATCGAACCGCACTTGGGGGCTTTGGAGGCCCTTAGTTCCCCTGAACAATCCGCCATAATTATGTTTTTAAGGCTGCGATCTACTAAGTGCTCTAATGGATTCGAACCATTTTCTCCGCCCTTGTCAGGAGCACATTGATCCACAATGCTAATAGCACACATACACGCGAACGTATGGTAGATTTTGCCTTCTGTTGCTTCGCGCATCAACAGCCTTAAAAACACAACAACTTGGTGGAAACAGATGGAGTCAAACCATCCTGGTCTTCCTTATGAGGGAAGTGCATAGTCGCTCTGCCATGCTTCCTAAATATTGGTCCGAATGGAGAGATTTGAACTCCCGACATCCTGCTCCCAAAGCAGGCGGTCTACCAGGCTGACCTACACTCGGTTAAAACTTTGGCGGTCTCAGGGGGTAACGATCCCCCTCCTCAGCAGTGACAGTGCTGTGTGCGTCCATGAACACCTTGCGACCTAAATCTTGGAACATCGGGAGGGATTCGAACCCCCGGCTTTCAGGATTTGCAATCCCGTGCATTTGACCTCTCTGCCACCGATGCATATATTGAAAGCATGTTACTACACCATATTGAAACACACTATACAACAGGTTTAGGTCTGCTTCTATATCCTGTCACGGCTTAGTATGAAGTTATCTCTGGACCTCGGCCGTAATGTGTTTCAATATGGAGTCATTAAATGACCCCTTCAAATTGTTAAAGAACAGTACTACTAAGCAAACAGTATAGCAGGTTGTGTATTACTGGTCAACCTAATAATTGGCGTCTCTACCCGGCGACGATCCGGGTCCGCCACCGTGAAAGGGTGGTGATCTAACCAACGTAATCTATAGAGACTTTGATAATTGGTACCCGGTAGAGGTAACGATCCTCTGTCGCACGATTATCGGCCATGTGCTCTACCATTGAGCTAACCGGGTATATTGAATTTTGTTTATCGTTTGTAGTGTCCAAGCTACTTGCTGAACTTACTTGACGTAAGTCTGCTACGGGCATCAGGTACAGTAACAAGTGTCTTGGTCAGACTCGCCACTCACATATGGGTAACCGTACACACATAAACAAAAACTTGGCGGAAGCGGTGGGATTCGAACCCACGGACCTTTTACAGCCGACAGTTTTCAAGACTGTTTCCTTAAGCCGGACTCAGACACACTTCCATGTTTGGTGCCTCGTTAGAGAATCGAACTCTCATCAACGGTATGTAACACCGCTATTCTACCATTAAACTACCGAGGCATATATTTGGAGCGAGGTATAGGAATTGGACCTATGTTTCGACATTGGCAATGTCGTGTTCTGCCATTGAACTAACCCAGCATTTGGTACCCCAACCGAGACTCGAACTCGGATGCTTTCGCACATGCTCCTAAGGCATGCGTGTCTTCCAATTCCACCATCGGGGTATATATTTGGTGCAACCTCCAGGAATCGAACCTGGTTTTCCTGTGTTTCAAACAGTTTCCATGACCACATCGGATAAAGTTGCATTAGTACAAGACACCTCGGGGGTGACCACTGAGGATCAAACTCAGATCAGCAGGACCACAACCTACGGCTTTATCATTAAGCTATGGTCACACCCAAGGTGTCTTTGTATTGGTGCGACCGGAGAGATTCGAACTCCCAACCTCAAGTTTCGAAGACTTGCTTTCTATCCAGTTGAATTACGGTCGCATTGTTTGGTAGGGGATACAGGGATCGAACCTGTGCATCACGGAGTCAAAGTCCGTTGCCGTTCCGCTTGGCTAATCCCCTACAGGAAAAATTGATGCCTAGACGATTGCATCTGGTGTTTTACGTCTGCTGTTTCTTCATGCGAGTTCCTTACCAAGAAGATGCAGTAAAAGAATGGCTCATTCACGCTAGAGGTTTGCTTTCTACCTCAACTCACTTTCGCTAGTGTTTGCGGGCTATCTGCCGCAACTCAGATTAATTGGTTCTAAATACATACCTAAATAAATAATCTATGTCAAAAGAAAGAATATCTTCATTCATACGTCGACGTGTACTTGAACGCGATGGATTGCGTTGTGTATACTGTGATCTTGATTTAAATAATTTAGAGATACATTTAGATCATGTTATTCCAGAATCACAAGGTGGAACAACAACTTATGAAAATCTACAAGTAACTTGTAGGAAATGCAATCTGGAAAAAGGTGTTTTAACCGAAAGCGAATTTGAAAATAAACTTCGCACCAGGGCAGAAAACATCCTACATAGATTGGGACCTAGATAATAACAAATGTATATGGTGGAGCCCATAGGATTCGAACCTATTCACCAATGGAACCGGGTTACAGCCGGCTTCGACTCTCCAACTTCGACGGGACTCCAAGACACACTCTTTCGAATGTGTATAGTGAAGCAGACTCGGCTATTTCCAGTAGGTTTCTTAGGCCCGCCAGCAGTACCAAGTATGCTTCACTATGCTGGTTCTTACTTGCGCGTTATCGCCACGCTTTCATACCCACAGCACGCCTGTTCGCCCATGTTTTAAGTGCAGGCTAGGACCACGTTTCCTATCACACTTGCTGCATTACCACACTACAAAAACAAAACCCCGGAGTTTTTAGGTCCGGGGTCTTTAATTAGATTACTGTAGAAATAATATTCTAATTAAAAACCCCACTTGGTTCGAGATCACGTGAATTTAAAAAATTCGCCCAATAGGTCTGGCCGCCTGTAATGGGCTGTTTGGATATCGTCATATGTGTATAAGTGTTCATTTTTGAAATCTAATTCCTTATTAGCTGCTATTATAGCAGTGAATTAATACTTTGTCAACTACTTGTTGCTATTCTATTTAGTCCTGCAAAATCAATGATTTAATAAAAACTCTGGATTTTTAGGTCCAGAGTTCTTCATAACGTTTTATTGCCTTTAACCTTGCAATTACTAATCTCAATCGGATATGATCCGAAAGTTCCACATCATCTGATTCAACTTGTAATGCCCTGGATCCGACTAATAAATCTAACTCATCGGATCCAGGGACACCATTATCTTTTTCGTTGAGATTACTTAGCGGCAGCTGGTGCAGCAGGAGCAGCTGGTGCTGTTTTGGCCGCAGGTGCCGCACTTTTGGTATCGGCTTTCTTGTCAGCTTTTTTAACTGCTTTCTTATCAGCTTTCTTTTCTGTTTTTGCAGGAGCAGCTGGGGCAGATGCTTCGACTTTCACTTTAGGAGTATCAGCAGCAAAAGCGGTTAGGGCGAACATAGTTGCAACGATTGCGATAATGGTTTTCATTTTATATCTTTCTTTAGGTTAGGCACAAACAATTTGTCTGTGTATATAATTAACGCTTTACTGTGTACTTCAGTTGACAAGAATCCAAATAAATTTACCTCAATTTATTCAAATAGTCTCGACCAACCAAACCGGCTTCGATTTCCTTCAATGCAGTCACAACAGGACCATTACGTCCCGGCACCATGATCTTGCTGCCCTGATTAATTTCCCGGGCCCGGGCAGCAGCAATCAAGATAACATCATAGTGATTGCCAATTTTATCAATTGCTTCGCGGCCTGTGGTTGCAGTTATAGGTTTTTTACGGATTTCCATTTGTGATCCTTGTCGTATTAAAATACAATTATAGCAGAGTAATTATTAGAAGTCAAGCGTTTTTGGTAATATACTCGTAATTTACAGTTTCGGAATTTTCGCTTAGTACAAATGCACCATTTTTTATATGGAAGCGTCTGGCCATCTCTGTCTTTGGACTTAGGGTGACAAACCGTGTGATATTTGGAAATTCTTCCTGTATCCTTGCCACAGTGGCCCGCAGCAGATCCACCCCAGCCCCGGGTGCATAACTCCAGATGGTATAAAACACAGCCACAGTTATCAACCCAGCAGTCAGATGTAAATCGGATACTGTCTGCGGCACCCGATCCATAAGGCTTACACATATCATTGCAAGTGGACGTTCATCTACCAGAGTACCGACAAACTTGTTTGTTCCAACGCGAAATTCGCGTGGAATCTCAGGACGTACTGGATCATCCTTGATATAATCAAGCAAAGGATCGTTAGCGTCGGTGATAAAATTCAATTGCATATCTGTATATATCTCTATTTCAATACAATGTTTTTATTAGATATGCAATTGAAAATTTATATCATTGTTTGGCTACCACAGGGGTAGCAACACGTTTCCAATGAGCTGCTTGAAAGTCAAACCAGGGCACTAATTCACTATCGGGCATTTGATTATTGGGTATACAGTAGTCCAAGGCATTAGATTTCTTAACCGATTCGGTTCGCGCAGCTTTGACAAAGATAATACGAATATCTTTAAATTTATCATCAGGAAATTGTTTAGATACAAATAAACTTTGCGGAGTATTCATATCCTTTAAAGCTGTTGAAAATCCTTGTGTGTACAGCAGCGGTATATTTTTGATTTGATCTATACCAGTAGTGCCTAATAGATAAGCCTGTTTACCAAATTTCTTAGAATCTGACCATTGTTCTGCATCGGCTACAAAACCAACAGCAAAATCTGTCGACCCTTGAATAGTGGATGTGACTGCTTCTGATGTACTCTTAAATGCCAGAATTTCTATGTTAGGAAATTTCTCTGCAATTTGCACCGCCACCAGGTGTGTTGTTCCACCATTGCCACTATGTCCAATTGTGAGTGGTTTGTCTTTTGGCACATCATTCCAAGATTTATATTTTCCTGATATAATAACAAACGGAGCCAAACACATGGGCATTAATGCTTTGAATAATTGTGGATTATGGCTACCTTCGGGATAGAAAATTGGACGTATAAACAATGCCGAACTATTAGCTAAAATAGTATTTGGATAGGATTCAACAGTTCTAGCTGCGATAGATCCGCCAGCACCGGGTTTATAGTCTACAATAAAATGATATTTGTTTTGTAATTTATTAGATTCTTCAGCCAACAGGCGGTAAAAATTTGCCGCCTGATCGCTTGCTGTCCAACTATACAGAATTGTAACTGTTTCTGCTGCAATGGTTGGCAAACTAAATGCGGCCAACAATATTATGGCAATAATTTTTTTCATGTTGAAATCTCCTAGTTAGTAGTAGTTGGCTGGCAGAAGGATTCTGCTACGGTTGGCGTGCTTGACATAATATGCAAGTAAATGGATTATTATCCAATGCGTCATTTTATACCGACGTTAACTGAATGTTAGCGTTGCATTAATATTTATTACGACAGATAGATATACTAAAATAATTAGATTGCGGTTAAACAACCTAATTATTTAATTTAGGATTTTTTAATTTTATCAATTAGTCCCGGAGTAAACGTTGGGCCAAACTTGTCGTACACTATCTTAGTCTTTTGTTTCCAATCATTTATTTCGTTAATGGTTGGCTCAATCACATCAATACCATCGTCTATAAGTTGTTGCTTAGCCAATTGCCCATCTTTAATTGTTACTTCCCGTTCACGACGTCCGGCTTTGATAGCCGCATCCTTGATCACTGCTTGAACTTCGGGACTAAGTGTTTTCCAAAAATCATCACGCATAATCATAGTTGTTAGAAATAAACTGTGTTTGCTGTCAATCACTGTTTTGCTGACTGAATTTTGGCCTAACGGATAAATCCGACTGTACACAGTCTCCCCACCTTCACAGTCACCTTCAATGATATGAGCCCGGGTATCCTCTGTTTCACAAACAAATACCTCGGCACCCAACACTCTGAATGTTTCTTGAGCTACAGGATTGCGATTAGTTCTTATCTTCATTTGCTACCTAGCTCTTTAAGAGTACTAATTTTCTTATTGGCAATAATATTACGAAAGCCACCCGAGTATGTAAATGCCATACCACGTACATTAGATTTTTTCGTAATTTTTTCCAATAAAGACTCTCCAACTTCGCCTTCTAATACACGAGTTGCATGGGCATGATCTTCAAAAATAAATGGCATTTCAAGTGCTAACATATCATGTTCAATTTCTTCGGCCAACCATGTAGTATACATTTGACTCATTTCAATTTTTCCCTGCTCCATCAGATCTAATAGATCATGTTTAGTAACTATCACTCCGTCATTGTACTTCATGCTGTATTCGCCAAGTGTCATGACTTCTACTTCGATTTTTTCTGCTGACTGTGCTGCATTAACAAACTCTTGAAAATCTTTAGCGGCGCGTACAAACAAGCTAAGTGGTTCGTGTGCAATCACCCAGCGTATTTTAGTAGTTTTGCTCATTTAATTAACTCCAATAAAGTGTTTGGTGCTCGCAGAGTATTACTCTACCACGGACGGCGTTCCAGCGTATCACACTGGTAAAAGGATAAACTATCCAAAGCGTCTTTATTCCGGCGTCGACCCTTGTCGGCGCTGCTTGTTATTTAGTCATATTTAGAATCTAAAATGTAGATTAGTACCGGGATCTTCAAAGCTAGCCTCACCAAGATAATAAAATGGTGAAATAAACGCTACAAATCCAACTGGATTACCCATTTCCTTGTTAAAATATTTATTGTCAATATTACCTACTAGGTATTTTAATCCTGCTTGCCATGCATTCCACGCATACGTTTCTTTAAAGTTTTGATAAAACCAATTATCCATCTCGTTATAGAAACTATTGGTAGGTTTACTAGTTTGAAATAATGTCATATCATAATCAGGAAAGATTAGCGGTTTAATCAAATGCTCAAATGAAGTACGTTGAGCAAAACTATAATTTGGCCAACGTGTTAGATGTTGCAAATGCTGATTGCTGGGAAGCATAAACCATTTGGTAACCATATGTGCCTGTTTAGCTAATAATTTAGGCATATCTGGAGTCCAGAAAAAGTATTCGTTTACTACATTAGTATAATTGTCAAGATTGGGATTAGCACAATTGGCTTGCACATCCATAAAATACAAATACCATTTTTTGTCTTTAATACAGATTTTAGGTTTGTCAATTCCCCAAAGTATACAAGTTGATTTGCCACGATCTAGAAATAACTTGTGCTCGTCTACCGCTGCCACTGTATGTTTGAATAAGTGTCCAGGTTGAAAATAATCACGTGTTTGATAAACCCATGATTCATCATGCCTGCTCTTGAGCATATTTTCTGTATAGTCATGAAATGTAATTTTTGTTCTGGGATGATGAGTTGCGACCCAGTCCAACAACGGTTTTGCTGCATATCTATATTCACTTAATGTATTTTCCGGCTTGGTATTAAATGGATCATCGGATACATTTTTTTCGCCTAACTTTGGATATCGAAAAACTATTTCGTCAAGATGTATATTATTTTTTAAAAAAGCATACATGGTGGTGGTGGAATCGCCGCCACCAGAAAACTCTAATCGTATATAATCATATTTGTCACGCAGTTGTTGCGCCCGTAGCTTATATAAGGTGCGTAAATCTTCTGACGGCTCGATCGTCCAATTGATATCACCAAATATATCATGGTTGAAATGCCAAGTAGGAAATTGATTTGTATTTGTTGCGTCTATTAATGCCTCTGGCTTGCTGAAGAATTGTTTTGTACCGACGGTATAATACCCTAAACTTGGATTCTTTTCTAAATGTATCATTATTGTTTCGGCATAAAGTATAACAAACTAAAAATAATTGTTCTCATCGTAATCCTATATTGAATTAATAATTACTTATATACTTAAAGTTTCAGATATGAAAAATACAATCGATCATTGGCATCACGTTTGAACTCTAATAGCTTGAGTTTATACTTCTCAGCAAACTCTACAGCAATCTCAAACGTCCAAGGAAACACATCCACATACGGCCCGGTCTTGTGTGTAATTCCAGGATTGGCTCGCAAATAAAATTTTCCGCCAACCGCTAACAAGTCTACACAATGAGCAAACCGCTGTTCGATGTCGTCCCTGCTGTTGAAATTAATAGATCCCAATGCCAGTATATGATCATGACTGCCGGGTTTAATCTTATAGTCAAGAATATCAACTTGGTAATCAGCACAGTTATTGTACGGATCTATCCCTATTAGATTTGGTATACGCCCTTTGAATGGATGATATCCACATCCCACATCCAATACTGACTTAGGTTCTTCTTTTGTAATTGCCTCAGCCAACGACCACCCGGTATAATCATAGTCATTGGTTTTAGGTTTCCATATCTCACTAAAAAATCTCAGTATGTAACGTTCTGACAGATCGGCAACAACTTGTTCTAATGTTCCTATATATTCGCAAGGCAATGCTAGTTCAGCTTCCACAGCATCTTTAAACTTGCGATAGCGAGCTGGTGTCCAGGGCAAGTCTTGTAACAAGGTATCTGGTTTAAAAGAAATTCCATAATATTTGGGCAAATTAAATGCTTCTTGCAGATTTTTACGGATTAGGTTAAAAATTTTAGTATTCATATAGATTTTTCCATTGTTTAATAAATAACTTTATAGAAACATAAAAAATTACTTTGATTTTTGTTTTTTCTATAGTTATTTACACAAAGGACAAACATGAAGAAATTATTATTATCTATTCTCTTACTGCCAAGTTTAGCCATGGCATGGCAACCCACACGACCTGTCACAGTTATCTTTCCAAATGGGCCAGGTGCAGGCAACGAAATTAGTTTTAGATTTGTGGCAAGTATTGTAGAAAAGAAAACCAATGCTACATTTGCATCAGAATATAGGCCTGGTGCAGATGGCAATATTGCCATGAATCACTTCGCCACAGTACCTGCAGATGGCTACACTATTGCAGTGCCAGCTTGTCAGAGTAACTGGGTTACAGCAGATATCTGGTATAGTAATATGCTAAAATATGATGTTAACAGCTTTGAACCGGTGGCCAATATTGCACGTAGTCCATTGGCATTTTGGGCTAATACAAAAAGCAACATCAATACTCCAAAAGAATTAGCAGATGCAATCAAGAACAGCACACGTCCGATTGCTATTGCCATCGGCGGCGGCGGACATAGATTGGCTGCGGAGTACTTAACAGAAAGTTTAGGAGTGCCCGGCAGCAGAATAGAAGCAGTGATGTATAAAGGCCCAGCACAAGCATTACTGGATGTTATGGGTGGACATGTTGAATTTGGTGTAACACCGGTGGCTGTGGGCTGGCCGCATGTGCAAACTAGTAAATTAAAATTAATTGGTATTGCTAACGAATATCCGCTTAAAGGCTTAGAAAAAGCACAATTGATGAAAACAGTTGCACCCGGACTGTTTATACATGGATGCTGGAACATTGTGTTACCCAAAGGTACTCCGGCCGACGTGCAAGCTTGGTATCATGAACAGTTTGTGCCAGCTATACGCAGCAGTGAAGCTGCAGAAAAGTTTGCTGAAAATATGATGTTTATTACTCCGGCCGAGCACACACCCGAGGGTGTTAGAACAAGCATGGCACAGCTACGCAAGGTATGGCAACCTATTGCTAAAAAGGTCAAACCAGAATGAAATACATCTTTGTAAGTGGTGCACCCGGTTCTAAATGGAGCAGTGTTGTAAAGAATATCTACTATAGCCCAGACATCGATAGTTCTGACTATTCAGAAGAAAGAACTTATTGGCATGATGCATCCGGCATATATGATCTCATGCATCTGGGTGTTTATTGGGGACCTGCAATGGAGTTTGGTGATTGGTTTGAACAATTAGATCAGCATACCAAAGAAGAAAACGAAGCAGAATTTGATCTCCCATTCAATGGTACAGGAGTTCGTATCATTAAAAGTCATGTATTTGGTTACCATATAGATTATATCAAACGTACCTGGCCGGACTGTCCTATTGTTATAATAGATAGGTCCGATGATGCTTGCCTCGGTTGGTGGGTCAAGTGTGGTGAGTTCAAGATAACGTATCCACTATATAGGGATTATTATAAAAATCTACGTGAGATGACAGCAGCTATCGCACGAGAAAATGCCGGCAACCGTCAAGCTGTCAGCGAGCATCCAGGAGTAATTCCGGAGACTAATCGCATGCTGTGCAGGATATTGGATATTGCACAACCATCAAAAGAATATTATCAAAATTATATCACCTCAGACATAAAGGTAACAGTGCTATGAACAGCAGTTGGGATACCACACAACACCGCAGCAAATATCATTTTAATCCACGCATACAGGATCCATTGTATGATACGGTGATACAGCTAGGTAGTTTTGTACCATGTTGGCAGGACGAACTTGATAAAATAATATCTGGATCCAAGAGTGCCACATGGCGCACACGTAATGAACCTGGCAAGAGCAGACCAGAAAGTGATTTGGCTGCAGAAGAATTTGATCTTGAGCGTGAAGGTTACGGAAAAGATTATACAATCACAAATTTAAACTGGAAAATACCACCTATACTACAACGGGTATCAGATCTGTTTGCAGTTGCTGATTGCATGACTCGTATACATGTACAGATGCCCGGGCAAGTATGGAATCTACACCTAGATAAGTTAGAAAAATGGAATCCAGATAATCCAGAGTTGGTATCAAGATATCAAATACAACTGACAGATTGGGAGCCAGGGCATTTTTGGAGTTATGGTAATTACATTCACAGTGGATGGAGAGCCGGAGATGTTACCACATTTGATTGGAAGAATGTTCCTCACAGCACTGCCAATGCAGGGCATGGACCAAGAGTTACTTTGCAAGTCACCGGAATTGAAACAGAACAGACGCAGGCATTTTTGTTTAAGTTGTCGGACAACAATCCATTTGATTTACAGTCAATAGTGTAGTAATAACTTACTTTCTAAACATTGCTATAATCTAACACTTTCGTGTAAACATAAATAAACTATGAAGAAGAACAAAGATCGTATTATTACATCTCATATTGATGGGACAATGACTCCCGATGAAAAAAAAGCGACGCTTGTTCTTCAAGAACAAGCGAACAACAACTGGGACACTACACGACGACGTAGCAAATATCATTTTGATCCATACATGCAGGATCCATTATATGATACTGTAATACAATTAGGTAGTATTGTGCCGTGTTGGCAAGATAATTTAGAGCAAATAATTTTAGAATCAAAGCGTGTGACCTGGCAGCAATTGGCTCACTGGCGTACACGCAATGAACCAGGCAAGAGTAAATCAAAAAAAGATTTGGCTGCAGAAGAACATATCACGGGCCGTGATGAAACACTTTATCCAACAAATCTAAGCTGGAAAATACCACCTATATTACAATATGTATCGGATTTGTTTGCAGTCGATGATTGCATGGCTCGTATACATGTGCAGATGCCCAGCCAGGTGTTTAATATGCACATAGATCAGCTGTACTCTTGGAACATCACTAATCCAGATTCCATATCAAGATTTCAAATAGCACTCACAGATTGGGAGCCAGGGCATTTTTGTAGTTACGGTAATTACCTTTACACCGGGTGGAGAGCCGGAGATGTTACCATATTTGATTGGCAAAATGTCCCGCACAGCACAGCCAATGCAGGGCGTAGTCCGCGAGTTACGTTGCAAATTACCGGAATCGAAACAGAACAGACACGGGAATTTTTACGAAAATTAAAGAATAGCAAGCCATTTGTCAATTGGATTAGTAAGCCATATGTTGACTGGAGATCTATTTAATTTACAGTTAAAATAATAGGGACCGAAGTCCCTATTAGGTAGTTGAGTAACAAGGCCTTTCCTGCCCCGGCTGGGCTGTTTTTTAGGCAGCTACAGCAAATAACTCATCGTTTGCAGTTATAGTGTTTTGCTTCTACGACTGAGTGACCCCAATCCTACGGCTTCTGCTTTGCCGATCCTCCAGTAGCTCTTTAGCGCCAATCGATTCTAATTATGGCCCAACAAAACATACTGTGTGTTCGATACAATTCGACTCTTAACACTTTCGTGCCAATATGCTTTGGTGGACCATTCGGGAGTTGCACCCGAGTCTTGCTCGCTATACTTCTACCTTCAACGAATTTCTCTTCATACAGCAATAACTTACTTTCTATTTATTACTATTCAATTATTTCCATCCAAGTGTGATCTCCCATATATTTTACCTGCATTTGATATCGGTAATTTGCGGGAATACCAGTGGACCAACCGGCAGGCCCAAGATGAACTAATAGTGTTTTTTCTTTTCGTGTATCCCATACCAACCAATAGCATTGTCCCATTACTGTTTGAAAATGATATTCGGCGCTGTGTATCGCATCGGTTATATCCAGTCTACGTTTGATATCGTTAGCTTGTTTTTCTAATACAGCAACTAATTCCATAATACGATCATATTCTTGCTGGGCATACATCCTGGCATGATTGATCATTATGTCTTTCTGTTTAGTAACAGGAACTAAATCAAAATTAACACCCCCAGCTTCTGTGGGATATTCAGATACATTCCTGTTGAAGAATGGTATCAGTGATCCTGTTGAGTTAGAATCATAACTTGTCCTTCCTTTAGCAGAGTTGGGCTTGTGATCAGACATTATTTTCTATTTATAATGGTGTGCCTGATAGGAATTGAACCTATACTCCATTTCTTATGAGGAAATCGCTTTACCATTAAGCTACAGGCACGGAAATCTGTATTACTTGTAATTCATCAAAAACTTATCTAAATTGCCATACAGTTTAGCCAACATGGCCTCTTTACTACTGAAAAATATTAATTTACTTTGTACTTTTTTTCCTGTGATATAATACGGATTCTCTAACACTTGGTCTAGCTGTAATAACATTTTATGACGATCATAATATGAATAATCAATTTCATATTCTTGAAATTTTAATACTTCAGCAAACACAGTATAGCCAACATCGGTCAATCGTAACCCACCTTGATTCCTTAAATTAATCCACCAAGTGCTATATGCTTGGTAAACGTTGATACGAGACTCTTCGGGCAATAACTTTACTAACGATTCTGTAAATGCCATTTTATCACGCATTACATTAAAATGCTCCTCCCGAAGCTTCGACAGTTATACTTTCTTCACGTGGATGTGCGGCCGCTGCTTCGCGCAAGGCCTGCAACTCAATCAACAGTCTAGTTATATCTGCATGTAGATCTTTTGCATCGGTCATGCTCATAGTAAAATCTCTAATACCACGTGATTCAAACCCTCGCACACGATCAACAAATTTTGATAGATGCAAACTCATAGTGTAGTATCAGATTCCGAAGTGTATGGGCCTTGATATGGATATCGTTGTAGTGTAATCAACTTTGGATCCTGCATCACACGCCAATTACGATGTTGATTGATTTTATACCAGCCGGCAGCAAACCAACTCTTGCTCTTACGTGCTTTGGTAAACAACGGAAGCTTATGTGTCACATCCCAAACTGCATTATGCGGTTTAGTCTTGGTTGGAAATCCATGCACCATCTGTGTTGATGCAGTTACTTTCTTTTTAGCACAAGGTTCGAACTGCATGGGGATATTCTTTTGTACCTGATGCATGGTCTTGTACTGGATAACATGATTGTTGATACTTACTTGATAGCCACCAGCACAGGCTTCAACGTTGCCAATCTTACGATTGTCTTTTTGCAGTATCCAAAACTGTTTATCTATTACAGGTTTAGCAATGATCATTGTAATTCTCCTTGATTATGATGTTACTATACTTCAATTGTTTTATGCCAATTCGTTACATAGCCAAGCTACAAGGGCACCAAATAGTACCACAAACATTATTGCTGCTGGTACTACTCCAGTCAATTCTTTATTCATTGTTGTCCCAATTCATTGGTTGCGGAGAGCCACCGGGAGTAATCTCCGGCATTTTCTCCAAGCTTGGTAAGACCATGTTTGCCACAAAACTTTAGGAAATGACTTCCAATTTGTGATACGTTCTTTCTTTCAGTTTCTGTAATTGTTTTTACAATCATTTCTTTAATCTCTGTTGGCTGTGCAGTAAGATCAACCAGGGTAACGTTACGTTCGTAATCATCCATGACCTTATGTTCTGCTCCGTTATGATCCAACCAACGACTCAGCATCAAATTGTTCCAAGCAAATCCCTGTTTACCCCGATCAGCAAATGCTTCTTCCAGTCCAGTCTTGTTCTTGCTACCTTTGGTACGCACCCCAGGATACGCGCTGAATACATTGTCGCTGGGATCACCACGCATGCACTTTTCAAACAATATCCATGCTGGCTCGGGTATACGTTTAGGTTCTTTAGTTTTCTTATCAAGTACCAAGCGACCTCGTTTGTCAAGTATACCTTCCAACGTGTGCAACTCGTCTTGTATTCCATTATACTGTTTAACATTACTTGCCAATAGCTGGTGGAAATCAGAATCACTGCTGACAATAACATGAGTGTCATCATTGTGTGCTTGTATCCATCCAGCTATTAGATCATCAGCTTCGAGGCTGGGATGTTGCAATACTGTGCAATTGCTTTTTTCATAGAAGAATGTTTTTAATGTATCAAACGCTTCCCAAAACATCCTATCTTCTTCTTGCTCAGTTTCGGTCAATGCTGCACGAGCCACAGCACGATTGGCTTTGTATGGCTTATAGAAATCCTTGCGCCAACTGCGCCCTTCCAAACAGATCACAACATGGTCGGCCTTTTGATCACGAAAGCATTTAGAGATGCTGGACATAGTGACATGCAAAGCAAATGCCACTTTCTCTTCAGAATCAGCAGCACGATGGGCAGAATGCCTAGCTCGGAAGAAAGTATTCAATGTGTCTACTATTAGATATTTCATATTATCTCAAGTTGTTGTTAGTGACGTATTGTAACATAGATTGCGCCCAAAAGCAATGGGCAGCGGCACCAAAATGCCAAGATTTGGGAGTAACTGTATCAAATCCGGCATTACGTAATCTTTGATCGAATGTCCCTTCAGAAATATATGGATCAATATAGCTATTGCCCCAATCCTTGCGTTCTACTATGGTATCAAAACTGTTATTACCATTAAAGAAAACATGTTGTGTGTGCTGTTGCAGTAATTCAAGATGGAATTGCCATATATCATCATGTGTTTTTTGTGCCACCTGTTGCCAATCAACATTGGCAATATATTCTTTATAACGTGGTTGATGCTCGGATGGCACATCATCAGTACCTGATGCAGTGATTTGATAATATACATCATCAATCAACCATTCTTCTCGTTCCCAAGTCGACCATTGTATAATAATCAAATCATTAGTATTTGAAGCATGCGTTAACCATTCTCTTGTAGTTCGTAAGATTCTTGAATTACTGCTGGCACTTTCTGCTCCACAATGCAAATCAACGCCTAATGCACTTGCTAATTGATTAGCCCAACTTACTTTAAAATTATCCGGATGTGGAGCACGGCCAAACATCCAATAATCAGAATCATCCTCGGCAAAGGCATGTGTGTTTACTGCTTCTGCGGCAGCAGTATGGCTATCGCCGTTTACGTATAAAGTCATAATAAATTGTTTTGTTCTATATGTTGTATTAATCGATCGGCCCAGACACGATGACCTTCTGCACCATAATGATACGACTGTTTGGTTACTGTTTTGATATTTTTGTTTTTTAAATACCAATAATAGGAATTTTCTGCCGAGTAAGGATCGAGAAATGAAGCGTCCCATTCTTGTCGTTGATCGCAGAAAAATGAAAACATTGTATTAAAAAACACATGTGGTTGATTGATTTCTTTGTGCCAATTGTATATATTATCGTGCCATTCACTACCTTGATTCATCATTTTTTCACGACTTGTTTCTGTTACCCACTGACGGTATTTTTGTCTAAGTGCTACTGGTAATGTATCAAATGCTCCGACATTAATTTGATACCATTGGTTACTGTACATCCATTCTTCGCGTTCCCATGTACTCCAGCCAATCAAAACTAAGGCAGCATCATGATGCTCTAACCATTCCTTTGATGTTCTAATAATCCTAGAATTGCTACAGCCGCCACGAGCTTGATTAACTAAGGTAAGTCCGAAATATTCTGCAACTATTTCTGCAAAAGATTGCTTACCAGATTCTAATTCAGCACCGGCGGCATGACTGTCACCATTAACATACAACTTCACGACACCTCACTACGTCCACCACCAATGTCCTTGCTCTTTGTAGTGCGGGTAGGGTTCATAGCTTGTTCCTGTTCCCAAGTTTCCATAACCACATGTCGACAAACATTCTGGAACCAAAGATCTACAATATCCGAATCGGTTTTTCCTTGATAGCCTGCACGTACTAAATTGCTAACAAATTTCTCATTCCAATCTAATTCAAAGCTACCTTGATGGAGATTCTCCGGATCAATATCCATGCTTAGTATAGAAACATATGGGTCCCCACGCTCATTAGCAAGATCCTTTTCAGATTTAATATGTTCTGCACCTGCTGCTATTTCTCTTAGTTTAAGAGTTGCACGTGATTCTCGTGGCTTTACTGTCTTCTTTGCAAATTTCTTCTTTAGATAATCAAACATATTATGTCCCCCATGCGTTGCGAAACAGAGGTATTTGAAGTCGATCACTGTAACGAAGCCCAAGTTTCATTGCCATAATTGCCACTGCCTTATTATTCAATGCATAAACACTTTCCACACCACCCACCGGCATTAGATATACATGTCCGTAAAATCCAAATGCACGATATTCATCTATAGCTTGCATCGCATCATCTGCATCTTGTTCTGTGGCGATAACAAATTTAAGATATGCTGTGCCAACTTCTTCATATTCACATACCACTTCGGGACGGATTGCATCTTCCCATTTCTCACCGCTGCATGGAAGTTTGGCGCTGACGCTGAATGTAATTTCTCTACCAACTTTATTCCAATCTTGTAAATAGGACTTGAAGTCGGGCGATAACGGTTGGGTACCATTTGTTTCAAACGTGATTTCTGTTAATGACTGCATCTTGGGATGATTCAGTAACTCTGGATAAGCTCGTTGCCAACCCAACAATGGTTCACCACCAGTGATAACAAGATGTTCATCACGCCATTCTTTATATGGTAAAATCTCTGTAATTCTTTCTGCAATCGCATCAGTTGTCAGCATTGGACTTAGATTTTTAAATGCCACATCCCACGATGCATAACTGTCACAGCCTGTGCTCACAAGTGGAAGATCTTCATACTTAGTAAACATGTGTGCAATATCTGCAATCTCCGTAGCTTCTCTACTAAGTTCGCCGCGTGGCATACCAAATCCTGCACAAGTAAAGTTACAGCCGAAAGTCCTTAAGAAGATACTGGGCACTCCCATATATCTTCCCTCACCCTGGATACTATAAAATAGTTCTGCTACTTTAATTTTTGACATTTTTTTCCTTAAAATCTTTTACATCTTTTATGGCTAACTTTAATGTTTCTGCGTAGTTGAGAGCTTGCTGTTCAGTCATAATGATGTCGGCTTCGTATTCAATGTAGCCTCGAGTAAGCAAACGCCAAATAGTTTGCCAACGAGTTAAACTCCACCACTTGGATTTCTGAGTAGTATAACTTGTGACAGTAACATTTGTACCATCTGCTTCTACCCAAACATTATGATCATGATTGGCGTCGTGACATTGACAAGTTACTTGATAGGAGACAGCATCTCCCCACCCACTACGTTTTAATATACCTTCGGCTGGCATTTGATAAGTCATTCTAATCCTAAATTAGTTTATACAACATTATAACACCCTTTGTCGATGTTGTCAATGATTTTTCCAAAATTCTTCCCAGGGGAAAACTATCCATTGTGGATCCTCATGTTTGTTAACCGTGATCGCACTGTAGCTAACTGCTTGATTGGCCTTGCTGGCTTCGTTGTCATATAGAACTGCGAAACGGACATTTACTCCCCATACTTCTTTCCAATCATCACTATATGCAGTGCAACTTGACGCCCAATCATGCATTATCCAATTCAGTGTTGCCCCAGAATCATTGATGTCATCAACTATGAGTATATTCTTTCTTGATTCAATAACAGGATTTGCAGCATCTTCTGCCATCCATAAATTGCTTTCGGTATCATCCCCATCACGTAAACTGACTTTCAATGTATGCATTGGACAATCGAGATATTGGCTTAGTAAGTTACCAGGAACCAAGCCACCACGGGTTATACCCACAACGTAATCTGGATGCCAATTATCGATCCACATTTGCCGCGATATATCCTGCACTTGTTGTTCTACATCCCTCCAACTCACATACACTTTTTTCATAACATATCCTTGGTTACTTGGTCTATTGTTTGTATCTGTATAAGCATATTCTTTAACTCAGACAGTTTGACCATGTTTGGTCCATCACTAGGTGCATTATCTGGATCCTTGTGCGTTTCAATAAACACCGCAGCAACACAGCCGGTTGCTACCGCAGCTCGAGCAAGATATGGAACCATCAGTCTATTGCCTCCTGAACTGTTGCCCTGTCCTCCGGGCCGTTGTACAGAATGAGTAGCATCAAACACAATTGGATATCCAGTTTCTGCCATGATGGGCAAGCTTTGCATATCAACAACCAATGTATTATATCCATGTGTTGTTCCACGCTCACATAGCATGATTCTATCATTACCTGCTGCTGCAATCTTTTCAGCTACATTTTTCATATCCCAAGGAGCAAGAAATTGCCCCTTCTTTATGTTGATCGCAAGTCCTGTGGCTGCCGCTGCTAATAGCAAATCAGTTTGTCTACATAGAAATGCAGGAATTTGCAATACATCTATATCAGCATCTGCACAGAGTTTAGCTTGATATGATTCGTGTATGTCGGTCAGAATTGGAACATCCAACATATTTTTTACATTGTTTAATATGGCCAGGCCCTTATCTATGCCAACACCACGTTGAGTAGAACCACTTGTGCGATTGGCTTTATCAAAACTGCTTTTATAGATCAATCCCATACCAAGGTCACGGCATATTTCTTTAAGCTGCCCACATATATCTATAGCATGTTGTTGGCTTTCAATTTGGCAAGGCCCAGCTATCAACATCAACGGTTGATCATTACCTATAACAACGTCTTGGATACGAAAGGATTTCATACTGTGTGCTGCTGATCTTGATATATCTTCATCCAAAACTCTATCATCTCGTCCATTAACATATTAAAGGTATATTCGGGTTTCCAATCAAGTGTGGTACGTATCTTCGTGCTATCCCCGCGTAGATATTTTAATTCTTCAGGACGCAAGTATTTGGGATTTTGCACAACATGATCTGCATAATTTAATCCCAGCTGTGAAAAAACATAATCGCACATTTCTCGCACCGAACGGGTTTCTCCTGTGGCTACAACAAAGTCATCGGCTTTGTCATGTTGCAATATTAGATGCATGGCTTTAACATAGTCCTTGCTATGGCCCCAATCCCTAAAACTATCCATATTACCCATTTCAAGAGTTGTTGCCAATCCAAGTTTGATTTCTACTGCACCTTTCACGACTTTATTTGTTACAAAGTTACTGCCTCTGCGCGGAGATTCGTGATTGAATAATATTCCATTGCTGGCAAATAGTTTATGCCCAATGCGATAGTTATGCACTATATTATAAGCAAATACCTTGCTGCAACCATATGGGCTTACCGGAGTCATCTTGGATGTTTCACGTTGGAACCCATCGTAATCCACAGCACTACCAAACATTTCTGAACTGCTGGCTTGATAAAATCTTGCCTCCGGACAAATATGTCTATATGATTCCAGCAGATTCAATACACCCAACGCATTGACCTGTGCAGTAAATTGTGGGATATCAGTGCTGATACGCACATGTGACTGTGCGCCAAGATTATAAATCTCATCTGGTTTAAACAATCTAAGCGCACGTTCTAATGAACTTTGGTCAGTGAGATCACCGTACTCGAGCTCAAGTGATGGCAAATGGAATAATCTATTGCGTTGATGCTCTACTGTGCTATTACGTCGAACAATGCCGGTTACTCTATAACCTAGGGAAAGTAAGTGTTCAGATAGATAGCTACCGTCTTGTCCTGCAATACCTGTTATAAATGCTGTTTTCATTCGGGATACTCCATTTCTTGTACTGTACTCACCGTCATATCATTACAAAGTGCAAGCATGGCGGTGGCTACCGCATCAGCTTCGTGATAAGTTTTATTTGGATCCATCATATGTGCTATCATTTTTGTGCGAGTTGGGCCCGGATGTAATAGGCCAATCACGATATTTGATGGTAATGCAAGTGCGGCACCTTGCCACAGATTATGTAACGCAGCTTTTGATGCTGCATATAACATATAGCCTGCTTTGCCACTGTGATATGCGGTACTACCTAACATCACAATTCGTATCCGATGATCCTGTTGATTGTTTAGATAGTGTTGGATAATACCCCAGTTACTACCAACATTGACTTTGAAGATCTCATCATGACTTGAACGATTATTGCCTAACATCCCAGCACAATTAAAAATTAAGTCCGGTTGTTCTTTTGACAATAGCATAGATAGTTGCCATTCTGCAGCAGAATTTGACAAATCTAATTCTGCTCTGCGGTATTGGATTACCTCATGCCCTTGTGCAGTCAACAGATCACACAAGGCATTCCCTATGCCACCTGCGGCTCCTAATACCAGTGCTTTCATTTACCGTCGAAAATACTATCAACACGAAATGTGTCGGATTCGTAGTCAGAACCACCGCGTGGGCCTTCGGAAAATACAACAAATTCTGATTCTGGATCACGATAACGCAATGCATGGATTTCGTATGGTGGGGTTGACACTAAATCGCCCACCTCGGCCAATACCATCTGACTTGGTTCTGTAGATCCAACTGGCTTATACCAATATTCCATCACACCTTTTGTCATTAGCATGTGTTGAGTAGTTTCCTTATGATAATGATTGCCACGCAATGCATGTGGATTACTTTTAACAATTGCGACATGATGCAAATTTGCATTGTAAAATACGTCGGCTATGGTACCACGATCATCTGTGTGGATTTCTAGCCCGGTGTTGCCAGGTGTAAAAACATTAATCTTTTTCATTGTGTGATAAACCTTGTGGTTGGGTTAATACTTAGTAGTGCTTTCTTTAGTGACGCACCAATATTCCAGCTTAAAATTAGTGCATAAGGATTTTCGTACTTTGCAAATTCTTCATCACCCAGAATAGGAATACGGCTAAGTGGTGTAAATTTGCCTTGCTTATGCGGTGAACTATCTGTGATGCAATGTATCAATGTATGATCCAATCTATGCCAATTCAGCCAAGTATTGGCTTTGGCAGCAGCACCAACCCCGATTATTTTACTCGACTCAAATCTTCTCATTTTATAAAAATCCTGCAACCATCTATCACGTCTTGCTTGCATACCGTGTTGCATTATAATATAGGTATTGGGATCAAACAAGCCATTTTGAGTTTCTGTTGTTATAAATTGTTGCACATGATCCGGAATGCTATCAGTTGGACCTTTCTGTGCTGTTACACGTATACTTCCTCCATGATAAGCAACATGGTCAACATGGATAATACGCAAACCTGCTTGTGCTAAAAGATTCCATGCACTCTTAACAGTGAAATAACTAATATGTTCATGATAGATTTGATCAAACCTACCACTATCCACTGTATCGGCCCAATATGGGAGTTCAAAAACAAAAACACCAGACTCGGATAGCATTTCTTTAACACCACGGGCAAAATCCACCGGATCATTTGCATGATTGAATACATTGTTGGCTATAATTAAATCTGCACCATGACCAATATCTTTACGTACTTGTGTTCCTACCTTTCCGGTGAAGACAGCATTTATGCATCGCATACCTTGTGCAGTTGCAATATCGCACATATCCTTAGACGAATCAATACCCAATGTTTGCACGCCAGCACCACCAAATTGATTAAGTAGATAGCCATCATTGCTGCCGATTTCTATCACTAATTTATGTGCAGGATACGTTTCCTTTAGTTGCGCAGCATATTCATCCCAATGTGTTCGTGCGAATTCCGAATTACTACTGGTATAGCTATAACCATATAGATTATAACGATCCTCGGCATTGCTAACATATCCGACCTGTACTTGTCCTGAATTGGAATTCAAATAAACTTCCAAAGGGAATACCGGTTCGGACATATGAAGCTGTGTGGATTTAACGAACGTATCAGCATAAGCATGTTGTCCAAGATCTAATATCTTGGTAACACTTTCGCCACTAATCAGATCGTGTTCAAGTAATCGGCTGTGAGTCATTAGTTGCTCCTAAGTACGGGCCATTTTTAATTTCGTATATTCTGGTATCATCCTCTAACACTTGCATACTATGTCCACCACGAAATAATACAACACAATCTCCAGACATCAAGATATTTTCCGATATTTTATCGTGATTGAGATCAAATATTTCAGCACGTATTGAGCCAGATATTACTATCCATGCTTCTTGTGTGCCGAGAGTACCTCGTGCAATAGGTTTGTGCATATGAGGTTTAACTATTTTTCCCTTTGCTAATGATAATGCACTTAGTTGTAAAATCTCATCAACAGTGGAAGCATCATGCCTGCCAGCTTCCTTAAAGTTTGTTATCACTGTTGCGATCAATAGCTGCGGATCAACTTGACTATAAATTTGATTTATCATTATGAAATACCCCTGTTCAAGAATGTATGTACTGTATTTTTTAATCTCATGATTAGTATTTGGCAGCACCTGCTAACAATGGATGCACAGTATCTAGCGGTGTGCTCATTACAAACTGTGCCATTTGTTTGTTGATATCGTTTTCTTTTAACTTAGCCCAGGGATATTGATCTCCTAATTTAACGTTCTCCCAAAAAGTTGTATCAATTCCTACAGACTTCATATAGTTTGCGATGTTTTCTGTCTCGACTATGCGCAGATTCACTGTGGCCATATGATGGAAATCACCTGGAGTATCAAGATGACCCTCAAGTGCAACCCTTGCCTCAAAGGTACTATCGGTATTATTTCCAGTAAGGTCATGACGATCATGTGTGGCCCATACATCAATCCGCTGGAATATATCCAACATATAAGCTTGTTGACTTACCCATGCATCAATCATTTGGTGCGGGCTGTAGTGCTTAGTAACATCAATCCAGGCTTTTGGAATTATAGGAAATATGCTATAAGGATGATCATTGTGTGTATGTAATGCCAATAACTTAAACTGTCCGGTATGAGCAGTAATAACTCGATCCCAGCCGGCCGAATCCATGATGGCATCATCATTCCAAGTCATTAACCAATCAGCGTCGGCATTAACAGCCAGGGCATTAAAATATTCATTAAGTCGGATGTATCCAACTGGTTCAAACTCCATGGCCATATACGCGATATCGTTTGCAATCAACCAGGGTTCAAGCTCATTTGTAAAATGATCACGCCCTATATCATCATCATTATCGAATGCCAGCAGTAGTTGTATTGATTTTGGATTTACTGCACGGTTGAATAGACTAATAACACTACGGCTTAATGCCGCAGTTCTGCCACGTGTGGGTATAGGATTGCGATGCTATATTGATTTGTTGTCATATAATTAATGTTTTCTTTCTCGAGTATTACCGTAGTGAATCACTGTCATTCCTTCAACATCAGGATGCCGACGCCAAGGATCAACAATAATACTTCCTGTTGCAAATTCAAAATACTTTGTATCAACATAAACTTCGCCGGTATATCCATATGTGATCATGGTATTATGAGCCATTAAGATAACAGCAGCTTGATCAACACTTGCTACTGTATCCAGTCGATCATCAGCAATAGGATCAACATACACAACCGAATATCCGGCAGCGTTAATATAATGTCCTATTAACATACTGTAGCTACCTGCACAATAAGCAACATCGGGTTTGTATGTTTTGCCATGTATGACTATGGGTAAATTGCCATGTGCTTGACTTTGTGCGATAAGAAACTTGGCTAAGTTTTCTGCCTGTACTTCTCTTGCCAACATGATAGTATCAAATATATCGTAGCCAACATCGTATTCCTTTGCCAACCAACGAAGCGCAATGTTATCACGTGGATGACAACTGCCAGCATCGCCCATGCCCGCTGTCATATACTTCGGACCCATGATACGCATCGTGCTTTGTGCTAATGCATCTGTAACAACATCTACATTGATGTTGCCGATTTTAAGTGCAAAATCCTGTATCATATTAACCAAGCCTATCTTGGCTGATATAAAGGTATTATAAAAGATCTTGATTGCTTCACATTCATCCCAAGTACCAATCACATAACGTGGATTGTTTTCCATCATGGGTTTATATAAATCAACTAACGCAGAAATATCAGGATGGTCAGCAGTCTCACCACCAATAATGACCATTTCAGGATTGATCATATCCCACTTGATACTGCCCATGGCAATGAGATACGGATTGTATAGAAGTCGATGTTGTTCAAACAACATAGGAGCAAGTTGCTTCCTAACCGTGCCTGGTAATACAGTAGAGATCAACACCACACGTTTAGGGGTATCTGCGTGTTCGTTAATTCGTATAAGTGTAGATTTAACTGCATCGTATCCAAAGTCTCTTGGTTGAAGATGACTGGATGGAGTAGCGCCATCATAGCCTGCTGCATGAGGGGTGGGTACAGCTATGAATATCCAGTCAGATTTCTTTATTACTTCTGCAACTGTGTCGCAAATTATCACACTTTTGCTGCGTCTTGGAAAGGGATCGTATCCACGAACAGTATAGTGTTCGGCAAATACTTCAGCGCAATCAAGACCAAGTTTTCCCAGGCCGATAAATCCAATATTCATAGAGTTTCTTAAAGAGTGTGTATATTTAAGTGGATAACAGCCTGGGTGATAAATTTATTCAAGGCCTTCGAACAAGTTCAATACCAACGCCGTTTTATGGCAGTGTCTTTAATCTGTAAATTCATTCCACTCACGATGCCCTTGACGCATCGCCATATTACTCTGTGTTTCGCGAACTTCTACAGTAGAACACCAAATACGCTCTGCTTCTGCCTTACCATAACTTGGTAAGAATATAGTGTTTACATATTCGTATAAGAAGTCAGCTATGCCTTCGCATCCAGTCTTTTCTACTTCAGTAATCTTAGCGATACCGGCATTGTGTAATGCCACCAATAACTCTTTATGAGGATCATCAATTGCCACTAATAAACGATGATCAAACCATTCTTCTAACTGCTCTTTAAGAGGTCGAAGTCCGCCGTAATCTTGAACCCAGTTGCGAACATCTAACTCATCTGATTCAAAAAAGAATCGTATGGTTAAGGCATAGCCGTGAACAATAGAACATTTTCCATCATCTCGCCATTGGCGATATGCTACAGGGAAGGCATCTTTGTATTCCTTCGTGCTTGTATACTTCTTTTGAATTGCTGGGTATGTCATTTTAATCCTTTATATAAAGCCAATTGTCTTCTATCTTAATTTAGTTGGACTAGTATTGCTAAACGCTACTTGCGCCCACCCAATCACGGCAACCAACCAACCAATTGCAGCCCCATCCGATGTGCCAAATTGCAATAATATCACAAGATTAGCAAGGCATGATACAACAATAAGCCAATCAAGATACCAATTTATAGTTCTCATTTTTATAATTTCCCTGTGTAGGTATTACATGTCGAACGCCACCGCGTGGATCGGGCATATCATCCGTTCTTCGTGGTATCATATGAACATGTGGATACATTATTGTTTGTCCGGCTGTGATTCCAACATTTTGTCCAACGTTAAATCCCTCCCACTTGTTGGCTGAGATGCCATTGATTCCCCATTGATATGCAGCTTTGTAACAGGCCATGAGATTGACGTGCGACTCTTGGGTAGGCACAAATAGCAAATGGCCTTTTGTGACTGGAAACCCATCACAGAAGATCCAGAATTCTTCACAACGGTATTCGATTTCTTTCCAAGGAGCGATCCCATTTATTAAGGCCTTTTCTAAGTTAGTTGACATTATTATCTTTCGACGAAAAAACTACTATACTACGATGATACAATTATCCATGCCCCTTCATGCTAAGGCAAATGTCATAAAACTCCTTCTTCAATGCAGGATCTGTTGCGAATGCCCCAAGCATGATTGCTGTAGTCATATCACTTTCATGTTCCCTTACACCACGTTGCGTCATACAGTGATGTTCGGCTTTAACAACGATTGCGATATTTTCAGTCTTTGCATATTTCTTCAATGCTTCCGCAATCTGTGTAGTCATCTCTTCTTGGATCTGTGGACGTTCACAGATGTGATGCACAAGCCTATTAAACTTGCTAAGACCAATCACTTCATCTTCGGGCACAATACCAACCCAGCAACTACCTACAATATTCTGGAAATGATGTGCGCAGGTTGATCTAATGCTGATAGGACCAGCTGTGTATAGACTCTTATAGCCCATGTTAGGAAAGGCAGTAATTTTAGGCACAGCACGATATCGCCCACTGAATGTTTCTTTTATAAACATCTTAGCCACACGGCGTGCAGTTTCGCGTGTGTTATGATCATTATCTGTGTCAATAACCAAGCTATTCAACACACCCTGAAACTTCTCAGCTACTTCATCTACAAGTATTTCAATCTCATGATCATTAATAAATTCAGAGATATTATCATTACTGCGAAAGCTTGTATTTGCCTGTTGTATACGTTCTCGTATTACTTGACTTAGCGGTTTACCTTCTTGCATAATACTTTCCTTTAATGTAGTAAGATCTGTTGCTGCACCATGTTCTTGTTTAAGTCTTTCCAATTCTGCGTTATCTTCAACATCATACCAGGCCGGCGCAAATATGTTTGATGGTTCGTTAGGAAATAGCAAATCGGGTTTGAATATAAATTTTTTGTTAGGCATGTATTATCTCCAAGTTGTATTATACTGTATTTAGACCTGTAAGTCAATAGTTATGGAAATATTCGTAATAATCTACAATCTGGATATTCTACATGTTTTGGAGGGCCACCGGCTGTGGGTAACAATTCCAAAGCACGTACAGCTTCTTCTATGGTAGGACGATAATGATAGCCAATTGGAAATGTTTTTTGAGTTTCCCAAGGTGATATATTAAGATCTCTGCCATCGCTACGCTGTTTTATCATGTAATGGTATGCTGCTGCGTCATCCAGCAATATGGCACCACCACGTCCGACTTCCAACGGTTTGGTATATCCAAAACTCAGACATTGCATTTGCCCTGCACGATACATCCCTGCTTCCAACCGTCGAGCACTATCCCATATTCTTGTGTTATGGAATTGATATTCACCAATCCAATCTTGATCGATCATTTGGAAGTCAATATCCAATTTGTACATCAACATAGGTATGCTGAGATAAGTTTTGGCAGCAAACTCACAAAAATCAACTTCATCATACCGTAAACATAACTCTATAGCATGAGTGCAACAATCAGTCATTATTGCATATGGAGCATTGGTGTATGCAGCAAGAGCTTGTTCAAATTTTAGTATAGGGCTAAACATTACGCCAGCGCCAAGCATGCTCAATACTATCTGTCATAGTAAACTGAGGTGCCCAGCCTGCTGCTTCACGAAACTTAGTGGAATCTCCAGTCAACAATGCAGGATCACCACTTCGCGCTGGCCCAAACTTAACAGGAATCTCACAGCCTGTTACTGTTCGTGCCAGTTGAATAATATCAAGATTACTTGCTCCGGTGCCATTGCTGAGATTATAAATGCCAGGTTTAATTTTACTATCCAATGCCAGCAATGTGGCCTGTGCTATATCTTCAACGTGAATATAATCACGTACACATGTTCCATCTGGCGTTTCGTATGTATTGCCATTGCATACAAATTCTGTATTGGTTTTAGCAGCAGATAACACTCGTGCAATCAGATGTGTGGCTGTTGGTATTTGTCCATGCCGACCTTGACTATCCGCACCACATACATTAAAGTATCTGAAGGCAACATAATCCAACCCATGTGCATGATGATATGCAGCCAACATCTGCTCAACCATGTGTTTGCTTTCACCATATGGACTAACAGGCATGGGTGGATCGACTTCGCTGCATGGGGTTATTACCGGTTCACCATATACTGCCGCACTACTACTAAATATCAATCTTGTGCCGGGCATAGTGCCACAAATTTCCCTCATTAGTTCCAGTGTATTTGTTACATTATTACTGTAGTAGAGTCCGGGATTTCGCATACTTGGACCCACTAAACTAGTACCAGCGCAATGCACAATCACATCCGGCTGATATTCTTGTATGACTGCAATACCATCTAAGGAACTAAATCCTCTCTGATAAAAAGTGTTTGGTATTGATTTTAGTCTATGCGACAATATATCAAAATCAATACCCATCACGTCGTGATCTGCATCACGTAATGCCAACATGATTTGCCCACCAATAAACCCACTTACTCCTGTAACTACTATTTTCATGATTCGATTTTCCTCACAGCATACTTAGCGGTGCTTACATGATCACGATAACGTGTATCATTACGTGCCCACTTCTTAGCTTTACAATTAATCCCACCTTCATCTATTGTTCCGGCAGTTTCCATTATATCAATAACACGATCAATAGTACCATCCGTCCAATCAGATATCAGGCCCATGTTGTGATGTGGTTTATTCAGCAACAATGTTAGCTTATTAAATGAATCATCCTCCGACCAAGGAACATACAACCGTTCAGGATCATTAGCAAATGTCTCCGGAAAACTTCTATATGCTGGATACAATACATTAGCACCAAGTGTATCAGCTTCACTTACAGTATTGGAAACCCAATCTTGCAATGCACAGTTAAACAGAACACGCGTATCATTTAACAAATCATAATATTGATTCTTGCTGAGATTTTCATGTATCTCCAATTTACCTGCAGCCGCCATTGTACGAGCACGAGTAATAAAGTCTTCATTATTACTACGCAATGGACCACCGGAGAACACAGCAAACTTGACATTGGGATAGCTATGTTGATATTCTTCAGCAAGATTCATAAAGAATCCCGGTTGTTTTTCCTGATCAAACCTGGCTGCAAAACCCACACGTCGAGAACGCTGATCGAATGGTTTAATATTTGCTGCACCTCCGATACGTTCCAACACTTCTTCTTTGCCAAATGCCAGTCCACTAATGTTATAGATTGGAGCAGTCCAGCCAGCAATCCGCATGTGGGCAACCATCTCTTCGTTAGTGGCAAGAACCCCGGTAACAAAGCAATTTACCATTTGCTCATATGTTGACATCCACTTACTCATTCCCCAAACATGTACGAAGTCATCCGGATCAATTGCCTGTGCTAAACAACGTACAAAGATACGTGGACGTTGTGAAGCCGGAACTTGATTAAGAATATACGGTAAGCTCTCCATGCCTGGAGCAAACATATCTTCAAAGTAAACTACATCTTCATTGTTTACTTCGCCGGCCTTCATCCATTGAACCAAATTCATCATCTGACTCATGCTAAAGTAGCTGCGTCCATGTGCATCAAGTACCTGACCAACCGAGATAGCTTGTGTATTATCTATAGTTTCTCCGGGTACATACACCACATCAAGACCACGTTTATCAAACACACGTCGGTTCCACTCGGTCAATTGCAATGTATAACGTGATTCGTATGATTCCAAACCCATGTAAAATAATTTACGCATTATTGCAACGTTGGCCGAGGTCCAGTGCTAAGTCGAATCTGGTCTTCCTCCCACATATTTTTAGCACGTTTGCCCTGTGTGCTCTTGCTATATTGTTGCCAAGCATAGCTCTTAAAGTTGTAAAGATCCGCTTCATTATAACGATAACCAAAGTCTCGACAAAATGCAAGATACTTTTCGAGATCATCAAAAATAACTGCTACGCGGGGATTGTGTTGGATTTGAATCTTTGCCATAATATTTCTTTCTTACTAGGTTAAGTGAGATTATTAAGATAACTAATGCAGCATCCGTTCTCACCGTCTTCGGACACTTCAATTACAACATTACGATTAGGATATTTTATTGCTATTTCTTGATACAAATCATCTGCCATCATTTCTACACTTTTGTAATCAAGTGCAAGTATACTATCTTTATAGAGATTTTCCAACCAGCGTTTCACCCGAATAAATTCTAAATCGCGATCATTATGTGTGACAGAAATACTCACTTTGAAATGAAACATATGGCGATGTTTTGACGCAAGAAAACTCACATCATACTCATCACCGGTGGCCAGGTTTGGATCAGTTGCTGCTGCCGGATAACAATGTATACCTTCTTTTTGGAATGTTACCCAAATATATCTAATGGCAGTATTAATTGTTTTTGTTTGTTGTTCGAGTAATGCTAATTCACGTTGATCCATTATTTTTTAACCTCATCATTGGTGTATTTAGACCAATCAGTAAATGTACTGCGACTTTGTAAGTCATGCAAGCTATGTACCCAAACACCGGGATTTGTTTTATTAAATCCTGTATCATCGAGTTTTATAACAGCATTATAATTAAATTGATTGATGTATGGCAGCTTGACTGAAATCATTGGAATAAATTTTCTCTTCTCACATAAACAAGAATCATGCAAGTTTTCAACATGTCGAACATCCAAGTCCAAGGAACAATACATGGTATCCACAAATGATTTGATCATCTCTTCCCATCGCATCCATTCATACGACGGGTCATCGGTCGCACCAGGATGGAAACTTTGATTAGCACCAAAGAAGATATGAGTAATATCTTGATTGGCCATTAATTGTGTTGCAATATCGAGGACTGATTGCCTCCCAACCACAAACAATGTTTTATGTCCAAATGCCGGGCTATGTTCAACTTCAATGCCGGTAAAAAATTTTACATCTTCGTGTCCGGGACGTTCCATTATTTTATACCTTCAAGTTTATCAAGAGCTGCTTGATCTAAGTATACACTATCATCCATATCTTCATCAACCGCAACATCACCAAATTCATATAATTCATTAAATTGAGCGTGAGCATTTTCGGTTTTTTTACCTTTGAACCCCCGTGTGCCAATAATATCCATCCAATAGTTATAATAGTACTCAATTATAGCCATGGATTCTTCTTTGTCTGGTGTTGAGAAGATAGCATCAACAATATCCCGGAACCTAGCCCCATCACCATTCTCATACCACATCATTCTTGGCCAGGAGCCGGCATCATAGTTACGATTGGCACGTTGTACAGATTCCAAATGCATCCAAACA